CTACTTCAATGGGAACCAGAAATGGTTTTTCATTTTTGGACAATGCGATTCGTTGTGCGGTGATTGATTACACAGGTGGTGAAGCATCTGCAATCTCAGTTGCTCCAGAAGATCGTTTGGACATTTTTAAAGTTCAGTTTTCTGTCAATATTAAATCAACTAAAAACAGTTCAGACCAACAAGAGATTGAATTATCTGGAATGATCTATGAAGATTCAAGTTACCAGGTAAACGGGAAACCTCAGTTTTGGGCAACTAACCTAGACCAAATGGTTTTTGATTAAGGAGTAAATCAATGGAAGAAATTAAACAAACACCACCACAACCAACAGCGAAAAAGGAAGAAATTCCAGCTAAGGCAATTCGAGAATGTGAAACAAGAGCAGGTTTCACAGTGTTCAAAAAAACATCCAAGGGTGAAAGCCGTTGGTTAGGTTTCGCGAATACACTTCAAGAAGCGGAAAATTTGTACAGAAATGGTAAAGTATGAATTTTATTTCTAATGCTTATGAAGTAGAGATTTGGGAGGGCGGCAAGAAGATTGCCGGTCTTCCTATCAACGATGCAACTTCAACTTTCCGAGCGATTAAGTTAGCTGAGATGGAAGATCGAATTGTGAAACTTGTTAAAGATATTCAACCATTGACTAAGCAAGTTTTGGAGTTATATGAGACAACTAAAGATACAAATATTGGCGATCTAACAGAAGAACAAAATAAAATCTTTATCAATTACAAAGAAACTCAAACTTTAATAAATAAATGCAATGCTGATTATCTTAGATTGATGATTCCTGACTGTTCAAAATATGAAACAATTATTGATTCTGTTAGGGGTGATTCTAATGAGGCTTTTTATGGTGCGATCAAAAGAGCTTCTTTTGGGATGACTGATAAACGAGAAGAATCAAAAAAAAAATTGCAGAACGTGAAATCGCATGGCAAAGAGAAATTGAAGTCTTCAAAAAGCAAGGGTACTCAGAGGAAGAAATAAATTCTTGGAATGTATATAAGCTAACATACAAAAGGAGAATTTTAGAACTACTTAGAATTGAGGAAGACCTTAGACATTATGAGATAGTCGCAAGGCTTTGTAAATCAAAAGAAGATTTGCAAGGTGTTAAAAATACAATAGACGCTCTTTCAAGAAGAGCTTCTGAAATAAGAGGGGAATTTGAAGACGATGACGAAACTAAAGAACCAATCCCTCAAGAAAAACCGCCTAGCATCAAACTTCAGTTCATGCTTCTTAGGGGAGGCAGGCAATGAGTAGTGGTGCAAGTGTAGGGTCAATTTATGGATCAATGATCTTAGATACTTCTCAATATGAGAAGGCTCTAAGAGAAATTGCAGGACTATCAACTAATAAAGGCAAGACGATTGAGAAATCTTTTACGGATGTTGACAAAAGAATTAAAGGCATTGAAGACAGTTTAAGAAATACAAAAAAACCAGCTGACTCACTAGCTCAAGCCTTAGTTGGAATCGGAGCTGTATTTTCCGCAGGTGCTATAGTTGGTGGACTTAAATCAATGGTTACAGAGGCTGGGAAATTTCAGCAAATAGAAACTAGCTTTAGAGTTATGATCGGCTCGGCTGGTGATTACAAAGAAGTACTAAACGATCTAAACCAGCTATCAATTAAAACACCTTTTACACCTGAGCAAGTTTTCAAATCTGGTAAAGCCTTACTTGCATTTAACGTCGAAGCAAAAGATTTGAATAAAACTGTCACCATGCTAGGTGATATTGCCGCAGGAACAGGGAAGGATCTTACTGAATTATCTGTAATTTATGGACAGATTAAAAGCTCTGGTCGCCTAATGGGTCAAGACCTTTTACAGCTTATCAATGCTGGATTCAATCCATTGGCTGAAATCTCAAAAGAGACTGGTCGATCAATGAAAGACCTCAAGAAAGATATGGAAGATGGAAACATATCTTTTGAAATGGTAGAACAAACTTTTAAAAATGCAACTAGCGAAGGTGGTAAATTTTTCGGGATGATGGATGAGCAATCAAAAACATTGCCTGGAAAATTATCTACTCTTGAAGGGAATGTGGCAGAACTTCAAAAAGCATTTGGACTAGATGGACTCGCAGGACTAGTTGGAGCCTCAGTTGATGCATTCAATAATCTAATTACTGCTATGATTGGTTTCCGAGAAAAAAACCCTGCTGTATTCAAGGGCATAGCAATGATGACTACCGCCGCAGCTGCATTCGTTGCGATACTGATAGGCGGTGCAGGAATTAAAATGGCAATAATGACACTCTTGCCAATGTTAGAAAAACTGGGTCTTGCGGCTACAAGTGCAGGTGGAAAAATATCCTTGGCATTTGGACCAGCAGGAGTTGCATTCTTGGCAGTTGTTGCATTGATTGGGATCATGACAACCTTGCAAGCAAAGATGGATGAATTTAATGCTAATGAATCAAAAAGTGCAGCATCTAACTTAGCTAAAGATTTAAAATCAGTAAAACAAAGCGACGTGAATCATATTCTAAACATGCTTGATAATGCTTCTAAATACGCAAATAAAACAGGCAGTGAACAGCATCAAATAAATCAAGGATTGAGAACTATGGCAGGGCTTTATCCTGATATTGTTATCTTGCAAGGTGCTAGTGCTGAGAATGCTGCTGAATTTGCAAAGAGAATTAGAGAAGCTAACAAAGAAGTAAAGGATCTAGCAAAAAACACTCCTACTTCATTTAGTGGGCTAGGTGGCACGGCTAAAACGAAAGGAGAAATTGTTGGAATCTCTGGTTCAGTTATTGAATTGCAAAAAGAAATAACAAGACTAAAAGATAAACAATCTCAAATGACAGTAGCAGGGAGTGATGCGTACAAAGATCTTGGCACACAAATAACGCTTGCAGAAGGTAAACTAAAAAAACTAACACAACAAACTAATGTTGACACTGGAATTTTTGAAGGGCTAAAACAATCTGCTGCAAAAGCATTTCCAGAATTTGAATCGTTTCTTACTACTGGATTAGGTGGAGCAATGCAAGGAGCGTTGGCATTTATTTCCAAGGGTGTTGAAGTAGCGATTGCTACAATGGAAAATAAGGCTGCATTAGCAAGAGCTAAGCTACAAACAAAAACCCAACAACTTGATTTTTGGTCAGGCTTTGCCACGAGAGCAATTGACCAGCAAACAAAAGAATTCACTGACAACCTAAATAAAGAAGTCGAAGCATTAGAGAAACAAAAAGAAGACCTAATCAGAATCGAACAAGAATATCAACTTAGACGTAAGGCGATGCAAGATGATGAAATCGAAGCTATACGCAAAAGGATTGAGGCTGAATATCAACTTGAAGCTGCTAGACTACAACAAAAATATCAGGATGATTTACTCCGACGTGATGAAGAAACATTTTCACAAACTGCTGAGGCACAAAACAAGGAAAGATTAGAAGAAGATCATCTTCTAACATTAGAAGACCTTAGAGTAAGATACAATGATTTAACAGAATCCGAAATTCTGGCTCTCAATGATCGTATGAGTGCTGAAGATGAAGCACACAAACAGGGACAAGTTTCCAAAGAGGAAACACTCGCCAATCGTCTAGCAGAAATTGAAGCACAAAAAGAAGCCAAACAAAAAGAAGCTGAAGAGGCTAAGAAAAAGATAGCTCGTGATAATGCAAGAATCCAATGGGTTCTTGGAATGAATGCTTTCCAAATTGAAAAGCAAGCTAACATTGCAAAAGCTAAAGTTGCTGGTGCAATGATGGTCATGCAAATCACTGCTGCTGCTATGTCGATGTTGCCTTGGACGTTACCTTTGTTAGGGTATATACCTGCTGCTATTAGTGCCGCTGGAATGGGAATTGCTGCTGCATCACAGGCTCAATATCCTCCTCCTCCTGCGGAGGCATTTGCAAAGGGTGGTGTTGTGACAGGTGGAATTTCAGGACGTGATTCTGTCCCTGCAATGCTCATGCCAGGTGAGTTAGTCACACCAGCAAAAAACTTTGATGAAGTTGTGAATGCAGTATCTGCACAAAGAGAAGGATCTAATGGGATGAATTTTAATCCTGTTTTTAATATCTATGAACAGACTAACGCTCAGGAGTTGGCAAGGGAGACGATGACTATTCTGTACCGAGAAACTAGGAACGCTCAGGCGGCATTTTTATGATAACTTATTTTATTGAAAATTCAATTGGTGAAGTTCTTTCCTTATCTTCAAATAATGTTAGGAGAGAGCCTTTATCATTTAAGCCAGAAAAAAGAATGTACGCAAAGCAAAACCAATTCGGGTCTATATCAAGAGGGACATTCAAGCAAGGCTCAAAAGAAATTACCTTGATGTTTAACAATGTAAGCACTTCAATTGAAGACTACTATTACACGATCAACCGCATAGCAGCATTTTTGTACAACCAGTTGAACGCTCCTTTCTATCTTTATTCGGTTGAACGGAAAAAAAGATGCAAGGTTTCAATCTCAGATTTGCAAGAAGCATTTGTTCCAGGGAATGAGGCTTCTCTAGGTTTGGATTCAAGACTTACCTTAACAATGGAAGACGCTTTTTGGGAATCAATATCGGATGAGTTATCAAGCGTTATCTTAGACAATGGAGAATCTTTTACGATTGATATTAGAGATGATTCTGTGGAATCAGGAGCAATTTTTGAGATCACTAATTTATCAGTTGGTGATAATGTGGAATTTGCCTTGTTAAATGAGAATAGAACTTTTAGACAAAATATAATTATAACACCAACAGGATTTTCGCAAAATAAAAAAATTACTTTAGATTGTTTTGAGGGTTCGATTAAATTAGAAGATCAATTCATTTCAAATTCAATCATAGCTGGAAATTATTTCCCATTATTGCCGGGATCGAATAAAATTACTTACGAATGTCCTGAAGGGAAGCAAGCTAAAATTGATTACACTTTTAAGGTAAATACTGTTATATGAGCACCTACGGTGAAACATATGCAAACGGTTTCGGAATATCGACATTTGGAAATGTTATCTTGTCTCGTGGAATCACTGCCCTAGATTATAGCATAATTGTTCCAGGTGAAAATGAAGATGAATCTCTTTCTGTGGGTTTGGCGAACGGGTCATTATTTGAATTTCTCCCTTTCTCAGTTCCTAATACAATTTTTACATCAATTTATTTGAAATTCGTCCAAGGAATGCCATACGCTTTTAATTTTGAATTAAATAGAATGCCCAACTTTCCATTGGTTAAGAATACAGAATTTTCTATCAGAATTGGAAACACTGTTAGATTCAAAGGGTACATCACAAAGACACCTAATGAAGGTGAGGATGAAAGACTTGTCTTTGAAGGATTCGGGTATCATAAAAAAATAGAAAAAAAGAAAATCGTAAATACAGATAGGCATATAATACAATCAACAGCACAGTCAGGCAGTTCAAACACCTTGACCTTTCTTGGAACGCCTTTTGCTCCAAGTGCTTTAGTTGGTTTAAAGGTTGTTATCTCAGACAATATCGAAGACAAAAACAACGGTGTATTTGAAATAACTTCTAACGCTACTAATACGATAACAGTTCTAAACCCTTCTGGGATCACATCAACCGCAATTACTGGAATAGTTGAAATACTCCCTACCGAGTGGACAAATTCAACTTTAGTTTCTGATTTGGTAAAACAAATTCTATCAACCAATTTTGGATCTGGTGGAAACCCTAACTATATAGAATCAAAGATCGAAGAAACAAGTGGAATACTAACAGCAGGAGAAATAAACTGGGCAGGAACAGACTTCCCAAGATTTATGAAAATCGTTCGTGAGATATGAGAGGAGCAGTACTATTTTGGAATTGATGGACAAGGGTCATTTTTTCTCACAAAAATTCCAGATGAACAAATAGAAAAATTCCATGCTGGGTATTCTTTCCCTTCCGCGACCTTGGAAACTGACAATGAAATTCAAGCAAATACAGTAACGGTTTACAGATCCGATGCAAAATCGGGAAGGCGTAGAGGTTCTGTTATAGCAGGTCTTGCGAGTGATGCAACCTCAATTGCAAAAGAAGGGGCGTTCGATTATACAGAGGATGTGCCTGCCTATGTAAGTGATGCGACAGGACAAGCTTATGCTGAGGCTCTTCTAACAATACTTAGTAAACCTGTTGTAAAAGGCAAAGCTGAAAAAATGCCTTATCGGTGGTATGATTTTGGATTCTATGGATATGTTTCCCAATCGGGATTCTATACTTTTGACCTTGCTGATTTTGATTCTTTGACAAGTTGGACAACTGATGCAAACATAACAGCTAGTCTATCTAATACTGTTCTTGTGAATGGTGCAAATTCTCACAAGCTAGAATTGACATCTGCTTCGATTGGTGAAACTCATGTTAGAAGTGGATTGAACTTTAGAATAACAGGTGCTCAAAAACTTTTATTATTTATTAACAATACAGAAGAAATTGAAATAAGAATTGGAATAGGAAATACAGTTTGGAATGAAAAAACTTATGATCTAAAATTAAAAGGGCTTTCTAGGTTTGAACCAATTCCTTTAGACATCTCAGGATATTCTGGAAGCAAAATAGATAAGTTAGGATTTGAGATTTTGAACTGTGGAACTCAAATAACATATTTAGATTATGCGACTGTCTATCAATATGGAGCCAAACATTATTCCATGAAATTGGATGAATTGGAATTGCACTTGCAACCGCATGAGAAGTGGGCGACTCTGACATTCGGGGACCAAAAAAGAAATGGTGGTTATGCTGAACTTATGGCAGGGGTTAAAGCACAAATTGAATTACAAAGGATGATGATAAGAGAATCATGAGCATAGCAATAGGATTAAAAGACATAGATTTACGATATGATGCTATTGATTTAGCATTCATTCCACAAGAGATTCTAGGCAGTGATGGAGTTGATAATGGTGAAGTTCATGAAGCAATTCTAATTCCAGGATTAGGTGGAAAAGTTGGGTTTTCTCCAAATGAAATGCCAGAAAGGAATTCTCTTGCAAACTCAGGAATTATACTCTATGAAGTTGATGCAAGTAATGTTCCAATTGGATCACCATTGACACAAGTTACACCAGCTGTGGGGTTCAACCCTGGATTGACAGAATACTTTGTTGACATTAGAAATCCTCTTGCATTTTTGAACACTGGAAGATTCTATTTGAATCCTGCAAATGTTGGAAAATTCTATCGAATACAAAGATACTTTGGATTAGGTGGATTGAATAATGTTGCAAATCAGAAATTTATTTTGGATTCTGTTCTAGCAGAAAAGTTCAACAAGGACGGATCATTGGCAATGACAGGGGATCTCGATCTAGGTGGATTCAAGGGTATCAATGCTATAGCTGGCGTTAATCCATCTGATCTTGTTATATTTTCTCAATTATCTGGATTTGCAAACCCTACCTGGATCGCATCAGGAACAACTCCACCTAGTCCAACTCCAGAAGTTGTGTCAATCCCATCAGCTGGAACTTGGTTTTTTATTTTGCTTGGCAGTGGTCTTGCGTCTGTTAGCTCTTCGTCTTTTAACTCTGCTAATTTATTTTTTGGGATTACAACTGGGAATATTTCTTTAGTTGCATCTGGGATACCAGTTACATATTCTCTAGTTGGATTTAAATTGATATGACGGAAATCAGGAACTACAATTTCAATCGTTCAACTGATTGGGTTTTTGAAAAAATACTTGGTGCATATCTTGACTTCCAAGTTTTTTGCACTGCTAGAAATCGCCAAACAAAACAGTCAATAAACGCAACTGTAGTAATTGATGGGGAAGGAATTCAGATAACATTTCCAGCATCAGTTACAAATTTAAAAAGTGGAATTTTTGAATACGATGTTGAAATAAATCAAGGTGATCTTGGTGATCCTAACAACTATAATTTTACAACTATAACAATACAGCGAGGTCAATTAGTAATCACATGAGCCAACCCTTACAAAAAAATCTATCTCTATACAGAGGTGATTCTACAAGCTATGATTTTACAATTTCTGATATTGACCCGTTAGATTATGATTCAATATCTATCAGAATTGCAGCGAACAGAAGCACGGATGGAAAGACAGTAATCAATAAGCAAATCTTATCAAGTGATACTGGCAATGATTGGGCACTATCTAAAATTAGGGTAAATCTTACACCTGCTGAATCTCAGACAATACAAGTTGACAGATCAACGATTTTATCGTATGACATTGAAGTGACAAGAACTCTCGGATTAGTTGTGACAGTCATTACAGAATGGGCTGGCGAAATTGTACTAACTGAAGATGTAACAATCGGAAATGTTGTAATAACTCCTGACACTGAGCTTGATATTTATTCCAATCTAGCATCTAACGATGGGACGCTTGGAGCTTCATTAGTTGGAGTCTCGACAACTATTTGGAGTACAATTCTATCTTTAGGAAATAGATCAGTTCAAAAAGCACTTGAATGGTTGCTAAATAATAAGCTAAATATTCCAGGCTCTCACACTGTGAATAGATTGATTAAACTCGGAACGTCTACCCCTTCAACTGAGATCACAGGCATAACCGTAACAAGCGACGAAGACATAACAGGTGCAAGATTCATAACAGGTTCAGCTACTCCAACAGATGCAAGCCATCTAACTCGCAAAGATTATGTAGATGGAATTTCAGAAGCATATTTGGACTCATTAGGTGGAAGCATTGGACAAGTTGTGACAAAAACTATAAGTGGATATGACATGGAAACTCCACCAGGTGCGGACGTTGAAGCATATTTAGACGCATTAGGTGGGAGTAATGGTGACGTTTTAACAAAAGACCCAAGCGGGTATATTTTTGACACTCCAGGTGCGGACGTCGAAGCATATTTAGACTCATTAGGAGGCAGTGATGGTGACGTTCTGACTAAAACATCTGGTGGATATGATATGGAACCACCTACTTCAACTGATTCTAATCCTCTTGGTTCTTACGTGCAAGATGACTTTGACTTGTTAGACTCTAGTAAATATAAACCAACTGATGCAAGTTCAATCAATAGGTCGGATGTTGACTCCAGCTTACTCGCAAAACTTTTAAAAACAGTAACAAGTCTTACACCTGGCACAGATAGGGTCAATATCGTTGGTCATGGGTTAAGCGATGGTCAGAAAGTTAAATTCGGATTCTCAGGTGGTGGCATAACTGCACTAACTGAGTATTATGTGCGAAACAAAACTACCGATGATTTCCAACTTTCTACTACTCTAACAGGCGGAATACTTGACCTAACATCTGACCAGACTGGAGAGATACTGACCCATGTTGCATGGGGGTTCGGGAACGGATCGACAACACTTAACACTCCAGATTTAAACGGTAAATTCTTACGTGCGTCTGGTGTTAGTTCAACTTCGCAAAAAGCTAATGGGAGCTACTATGATGGTGGAGCTGTTGGCGAGACGTTGTTTGATAAAACACAGGGGCACATGCATTTGATAAACGGAGGTTCTGGCTATTTCGTAGGAATGTCTGACACTAATTATGTGGCTGCTGCCAGTGCGTTTAATTTGATCTCTATCAATAAAGTCCTTGATCCATCCTCCGACGGCATAAACGGCAATCCAAGAACAGGCGACGAAACAGCTCCTGTTAGTGTAGCAATTAAATATAAAGTTAGGATAGCATAACATGAACGTAATAATTAACAAAGAAGATAAAAAAGTAATTTGGTTCAACGAAGATAAAAATAAATTATCACCTACTGAAATATATGGCAGTTTTGATCCTAACACTATGCAAGCAGTATATTGTCCTGGTTATATTCCAAGAATTGAATATATATTCAGACCTACAATTACTGGCTATAATACTATTGTTG